TTTGTCTCCCATCTCTACTATTTACCGATGGACCCGGCAAAAGAAGAAGGTTACCCGCAACTCCGCCAACGTCTGGTCGACTTGACCGGTGAGGTAGACCCGGACAACCTGCTGTTCTACCTAGCCACTCCGCCGTCACTGTACGGAGTAGTGCCCTTGTACCTGAAAGCTGCGGGACTCAACACCCCCCATTCACGTATCATCGTCGAGAAACCTTTCGGTTATGATCTCGAATCGGCACGTGAACTGAATAAAACGTATGCTTCTGTTTTCAATGAGCATCAAATTTACCGTATCGACCATTTTCTCGGTAAGGAAACAGCCCAGAATGTACTGGCTTTCCGTTTTGCCAACGGTATCTTCGAACCTCTCTGGAACCGTAACTATATCGACTACGTAGAAATCACAGCCGTAGAAAATCTGGGTATCGAACAACGTGGCGGATTCTATGAAACGGCAGGTGCACTGCGCGATATGGTGCAGAATCACCTGATACAGCTCGTAGCCCTTACGGCTATGGAACCGCCCGCTGTTTTCAACGCGGACAATTTCCGCAACGAAGTGGTGAAGGTCTACGAATCTCTCACCCCGTTGAATGAAGTGGATTTGAACGAACATATCGTTCGTGGACAATATACAGCCTCCGGCAATAAAAAAGGCTACCGTGAAGAAAAAGGAGTGGCTCCCGATTCGCGCACGGATACTTATATTGCCATGAAACTGGGCATTAGCAACTGGCGCTGGAGTGGCGTTCCGTTCTACATTCGTACAGGTAAACAAATGCCGACGAAAGTAACGGAAATCGTCGTTCATTTCCGTGAGACACCTCATCAGATGTTTCATTGTGCCGGTGGCAACTGTCCGCGGGCTAATAAATTGATTCTTCGTTTGCAACCGAATGAAGGAATAGTGCTCAAAATCGGAATGAAAGTCCCCGGTGCAGGTTTTGAAGTGCGTCAGGTGACGATGGATTTCAGTTACGCGCAGTTGGGCGGCGTACCCAGTGGCGACGCTTATGCCCGTCTGATAGACGACTGCATCCAGGGTGATCCGACTTTATTTACTCGAAGTGACGCAGTAGAAGCCTCATGGAAATTTTTCGATCCGGTACTCCGTTATTGGAAAGACAACCCCGACGCACCTCTCTACGGTTATCCCGCAGGTACGTGGGGACCTCTGGAAAGCGAAGCGATGATGCATGAACATGGGGCCGACTGGACGAATCCTTGTAAGAATTTGACGAATACAGATCAATATTGTGAATTATGAAACTATCAGTTTTTCCCTCATCTATTGAAACTTCACGAGCATTGATACTCCGCTTGGTGGAAATCATGAATGAAGAGCCGGACAGAGTGTTCAATATCGCAGTCAGCGGTGGCAACACACCTGCTCTGATGTTCGATTTATGGGCGAATGAATACATGGATATTACCCCGTGGGATCGTATGCGGATTTATTGGGTGGATGAACGTTGTGTGCCTCCCGATGATTCGGACAGTAATTACGGAATGATGCGCAACCTTCTTTTGGGTTTGACTCCTATTTTGTATGAAAATGTATTCCGTATTCGTGGAGAGGCGAAGCCTGCGAAAGAAGCGGTCCGTTATTCGGAGTTAGTCCGACAACAAGTGCCGCAAAAGCGTGGCTGGCCCGAATTTGATATTGTACTGTTGGGGGCCGGAGACGACGGACACACGTCTTCCATCTTTCCCGGACAAGAAGATTTGCTGACTTCAAACTCTATTTATGTAGTCAGCGCCCATCCCCGTAACGGGCAGAAGCGCATCGCAATGACGGGATACCCCATTCAGAACGCCCGCTATGTCATTTTCCTGATTACCGGAAAAAATAAAGTCGACGTAGTAGAAGAAATCTGTCATTCGGGAGACACTGGTCCCGCAGCCTATATAGCTCATCACGCGCAGAATGTAGAGCTATTTGTGGATAAAGCGGCTGCCGCATATATTGACGATAGTAATAAAAAGATGAACTAGAACTGTTTCGTTGACGAAACTAACAGAAAAAAGAAAAATATGAATCCTTATCAAAATTCATTTGGAGGTAATATCCCGCAGGACGTAGCCGGGAAACAAGGTGAAAATGTCATTTTTATTGTTTATACTCTAAAAGATACTCCCGAAACTCTTGATAAAGTAAAAGATGTATGTGCTAATTTCTCGGCCATGATTCGCAGCATGCGTAATCGTTTCCCCGAACTGATGTTCAGTTGTACGATGGGCTTTGGCGCCGATGCCTGGAGTCGTCTTTTCCCGGAAAAGGGAAAGCCGAAAGAACTGAACACTTTTGAAGAGATCAAAGGCGGAAAGCACACGGCAGTTTCTACTCCGGGCGACATCTTGTTTCATATCCGTGCAAAACAGATGGGGTTGTGTTTTGAGTTTGCTTCCATCATTGACGAGAAGCTCCAGGGCGTAGTTGAACCTGTCGATGAAACTCACGGTTTCAGATATATGGACGGCAAGGCCATTATCGGCTTTGTAGACGGAACAGAGAATCCGGCAGTTGATGAGAATCCTTATCATTTTGCGGTGGTAGGAGAAGAGGATGCTGATTTTGCAGGAGGAAGTTATGTTTTTGTACAGAAGTACATTCACGATATGGTTGCATGGAACGCTCTGCCTGTGGAAGAACAGGAGAAAGTGATCGGGCGTCGTAAGTTTAACGATGTCGAGCTTTCTGACGAGGAGAAACCTCAAAATGCGCATAATGCCGTCACTAATATTGGTGATGATCTGAAAATTGTGCGTGCCAACATGCCGTTTGCCAATACGTCCAAGGGAGAATATGGTACATACTTCATCGGTTATGCAAGTACGTTCAGTACGACCCGGCAGATGTTGGAAAGTATGTTCATCGGCAATCCGGTAGGGAATACCGATCGTTTGCTTGACTTCAGCACAGCTGTAACAGGAACACTTTTCTTTGCTCCTTCCTACGATTTGCTGGGAGAATTGGGCGAATAAAAAAAGAAAAATAAGAATAAAAGATTGGGGGAGGATTACACTTTGGTAATCTCCTCCACTATATATTGATCTTTCACTCTCCTGCAGGTACATACAAAGTATTCCGGATGTTTCAGGGCTCCTTCTAAAGTATCAGGAAGAATCATCTCTTTGGTACGTCTATCCATTGCCACCGTTGCATATAGAATACCCTCTTTTTCGCATCTCTCAATTAATGCATTTTTTAGTTCTTCTACGCTATATTCCATTTGTGTGAGACTTTATCGCTGCAAAGTTATGGAAAATATGTATATTTTGTGCAATAATATTCCTGTAATATATAAAAATAGCTCCCTAGTTCGTCCGCCGACGAGGGAGCTATCAACACAAAAACTAAACTAGACACATTTTTGGAAATCTAGTTGTATATTCTGTATATCAATTATATAGTCCTGCTTTTTTTTATGGTTCGACCATAATTCGACCATTTGATGTTTTATGTACTATCAAGATTTCTATATTTCATATTTTATATTACTTTAAATATTATATTTGCGCATTGTCAAACTAAAATAGTGCGTTTATGAAATCGTTATTAAAAAATGTCCTAAGAAGGATAAGTAAAAAACAATCTTCTAAAGAAGATAATGCGACAGCCTTTTATCCCCAGTGTTGTGCAAAAGTGGATGATTCCGCTCGTATGCGTATAAAAATGTCTTATGACCAAAATGTAAAAGAAACTATATCAAGCTTGAAAACACTTGCTAATGATATGTCTAGTGGCTTTGTTACTTTTAAAAAGTTTCAGACTAGGCGTTATCAATACAACCCGGATGCAGATGCAACTCTATATGCTTCAAGACTGCTTCGTGCAGCTTCTATATTGGAGTTCCTATTAACTGATCCTGATAATAAATCTTAGAGATTCATTTTTTCAGCTAGAGCAGAGAGCCCTATCAGTAGTTCAGTTATATTTTTGGCTTTTCCGACAACATCATCAACTTTCGCTGCTGTATCAGGGCTTAACTCCTTTTCTAATCGTTCTAGCTGCATTTGAAATGTATCAAAACTTAATATATATAAGTCTCTTTCAACAGTGAATCCCCCTTTTTCTGCAAAATTGAATATTTCAAAATTCAACGTAAGATATTCAATACCATATCCTTTATAGTCAATAAATCTCCTATTTTTGAACTCCTCTAAAACTATTTCATATTGTTCTTTACTGATCCTAAGGTCTGGTATATCTTTATAATTTAGTTTAGCTGTTCTTTTCCCGTTTGCTACAACCAAAATATAATTTAATACTTTATCCTTTTCTTCAGCTGTTATAACTAAAGGATATTCTCTTTCATCTTTTGGGGGTACAGTTCTAATTGAGCGCATAATTGAAAAAAATATTTATTCTATTGTTTATATAGTTTCATTCTAGTATCACTGTAATACATTATATCTTTTTCTATTTCGCAGGGAATTGTTAAGTTGTCTTTTTCTACTATTAGATTCACTATATTGTTATTTATAGAGTATTTACCTGATACCGTTTCTTTCCATTCATATTCTAAATCCTCATTATCATCTGCAACATTATATATTGTGAAAGATTTTAAACCAAAAGATATAGCAAAGAAAGGTCTTAAATAAGGAGTTCCTTCTTCAAACGACAATCGAGTTTTGCCATACCAATCTTTTGTAGAAGTCCATGTTGTTCCTGCTAAGTTAATACTGTCATCAGAACATGAGCTAAATATCAGTACTAATAAAAGGGGTAGTATAAAAAAAGTCTTTTTCATACATATATATTTATCCTATATTTCGTTCATTCTTCAACATAGCCAGTTCACCCTTTAATTTTTGGTTTTCTTCCAAAAGCCGTTGGGTAAGCATTGTCTTCTCATTGATTTCATCCTGCAAATTGGCTATGGTATATACAATACTTTTCAATTTGTCCATTCCTGGTTCTGTTTCTTCTTTTTGAATGAGCATGGAACCAGTTCCTCTTAACAACCATTCTGCGGAAATTTCCTCAAATGAGGATGAAATTGCTATTATTGTTGCAAGGCTAATTTCTCTTTTTCCTATCAGTTGATTATTAATAGTTGTGGGCTTTAATCCACACTTAATAGCAAATCCCCTCTCTGATAGCCCTGAATAGGTTATTACTTCTTTAATTCTGTTTATCATAATCAATCAAAAGTTAAATATCCACAAATGGGGATATAAAGTAGGTTTTAAATTTTTATATATCCACATTTGAGGATATATTTGCATCATAAATCAATCAATCATACAAACATACAAAAATTGATTGATAAAACCAATTAAAAAATAACGATTATGAGCTACAATTTATCACAAATAATGAAGTCTGCACACCGCAATTACAAGAAGGGTGGAAAAACATTTTCAGAGTGTTTAAAATCTGCATGGAGCTTCGCAAAACTCCAAGAAAGTTTCTCACCGGAAGCAGTGAAATCAAGAACTGATAAATTTTTAGCTGAAAGACATGAAGCTATGAGCAAGACTGCCAAAGCTACACCTAGCAAGGAATATAATAACCTTAATATTCCCGCTTCCGCTTACTACAACCCAAATAGTACTCATTACGGTGCACATTACGTCGGAGATTAATCAAATTATACAACAATGGATAAAAGAACCGAACTAGAAATACAGCGAGACAAATATGAAGCTGTGATTGAAGAACGAGACGCGTTGATCCACTCTTTGAGAGGTGAAAATGAAAAACTCAAACGAGATTTAGAATCAGAACGTGGATTTTATAGAGAGAAAGTTTCCCAATGTGATGATTTGAAGAAATTTATTGAATCGCAAAGAAACTTAATGGATATAGTTTTGAAGAACAACCAAAGTATTCTCTAACCCTCACTAAAGTCAAACCAAACCGCCGGTTATCCGGTACCCAGTCCGGTCTTTGAGCCTGCCCTTGAAGGGAGACTGGGAACAACAGAGAAGAGTTCTTTGACATATTGGTAAAATGGTGTTTTGGAAGCCGACACGTGCCGAAAGGGATTACTGACGTAGGCGGGCTTCTCAACGATATAATGCTGTGGTTAATGGTCAAGCCGTATCGTTGTAAAACTAAATCAGTTAGACGTTTGTCGGCAAATCGTGGCATTTGCTTTATGTATATAAAGGTGATGTAGCTTAGTTGGTTAGAGCGCATGTTTCTACATGAGGTCGACGGTTCGAATCCGTTCATCACTTCAGTGTTTAATTGACGTTACAACTGCGTGTATATCTTATAAATAGCATAGGCTGTTAAACTAATAATAAAGAATAGAAATGAAATATAGGAAATTGATTCACAAATTGCGAAGAATATCTTGCGTGGTACGGCTGGCGTTGCGGTCATTTTGGAATTGTATAAGCTATAGAGGATATATTCTTTTACCTGTTTTTGAGCATTGTGTATCATCACGTTGCTCATTACTCGATTCTCGTATATGGTTATACACGAAAAAAGGATGGATAGTGCGTTTGAACATACTACCGCCAATAGTAAATTTCGACTGCAAGTATTGTTTGTTGAAAGATTGCTTAAAGAAACAAGTACAGCAAAAGTAGCGGATGCAACAGTCAACAGAATGCTTTGGAGTCTGAAAGTCCATTCGATTTTTTTCTCTAAAGTTTCTTTGTAGTATGAAACTACTTTTTCTTCATTATTCATATTTTTCTTGTTTTTTGATTTGACACTTCAAAAATAAGAAAATCCCCCGTTCCTTTTTTATTAGCGAATAATCTTGGAACGGGGAAAATTATTAACTAATTAATAATCACATGATTCAAGTAACAATTAAAAACGATAGCAATGAGAATTTGGAAGATGCCACATTCTCATTGCATGTAGAGAATATGCCGATAAAATCAGCTAAAATAGTAGCCGAAAAGCTTCCTGCTATGATACAGAAAGCTTTTTGGGATTATGCAGATTGTAAAGTCGGGTTTAATCGAGATAAAAAGAGAGATAATGAATGAATTTCTTCACTTAATTTTTGATTTTACACCCCAAAGTTAAGTAAATCCTCCGAATAAAGCGTGATGCTGCCGATCGAATTGGTTCGGGGGAGCTTTTATTTTAAAATTAATCAGTATGGAAAAAGAAATAGAAAGACGCAGTATAATCAATGTTTTGCGAAACATGGACGTTGGTGCAATAGAAGTATTTCCTATCATTCAAAAAACGTCTGTTACTTACACTTTAAATGCTCGGCTTTATAAAGAAAAAGCTGAAGGAATGGCTTGGAAAACGAAGTCAGATGTAAAAAATATGCAGTTTATAGTAACCAGAATTGCATAACTACCTTGCTTGTTGAGATGATCAGAGGTGAAATGGCTGAAATATTGCTAGATAATATTCTCCGTCTGTTTTCTACAGAAACGTTTGGAAAAGATAAGTCTGCGTATTATGTGGGTGGGGAAAAGAAATTGATGAATCTTATAGAAACGGGTAAGATTGAAAGTGATAAGCCCACTAATGTCCAAAACGGCAAGTGGCATTGTAATGCTGCTCAAGTATTACTTCATTGCCGATGTGCGGGAAGGAAAGTTAAATCTAAAAAACGGAAGAAATGAAAAAGATTAAAGTGATACAGTATGCCATGATGTTCATTGCCTTATGGACAACACTGTATCTTGTAGATAGCATTGAAGTTAGCAAGAAAGAATTTATTGCTGCTTTTGTATTGGTGACTGTCGTATCAGTGAATTATATCTGTTTTCGATACTACGAAGATAGGAAACAAAATAAAGATAGCCTGTGAAGGTCTGCATTGCTTAATTTTAGTATTTGTCATGTTTATTTAGCCCGGTTCGCCGGGCATCTGCCGGGATAGCCCAGTTGGTTAGAGCGCATGTTTCTACATGAGGTCAGCGGTTCGAATCCGTTTCCCGGCTCAACTCAATCAGAGTTAAGTAACCCGTGAGGGGGAAAATTATGTTTGTATCAATAACAATTCAATCAATGTAGCCGGAAGCGTCTGGCTACGACCTGAAGGAATGGCGGAATTGGTAGACGCAAGTATGCAGATAGATTGAAGAAAGTCATACATAGGTAATCTGTCATCCCGGTTCGAGTCCGGGTTCCTTCACAGAGAATTTTTCTTTTTATGTTTAACTAATGTTGCCAGCGAAAAGGACGCTGTAGGGTTAAAGCCCCTGTTATTTGAGTTTTAATTGTTCTATACTATTCCGGTGTGCTTTGAACGGCTATCCGGAAGCAAGAAGCTCGTGAGAGTGCTATTTAATAGTTAATGTCGTGTTTTATTTTGTGTTTGTGTTCTAGGTGAATGGTTCGTGAGAATAGTTCACTTAAAACGGATGGCTGGTGTAATTGGCAGCATACGCAGATATGCGTGATGTGGGTTCGATCCCCACGCCATTCACCCTTCTGATCCTAATTAAATTATAGTAGTTCATGAGTTTTGTTTTGTGTTTGTGATTGGGGTGTATGGTCTGTGAAGATAGTGCACCTTTTTAATTAATCGGGCGGATATGTATATCGTTAGTTGAAACTGCGGTGATGTGCACCAATATTCCGTGAGACCGGTTCGACTCCGGTTCCGTCCACTAGCATTTACATTATGTATAAATCAGGGAGCCGTACACCCTTCAAGCGTAGCCGTTCCATAAGGTACATTGGATTATTCATTTTCTTATTTTTCTGCCTGTACAATACCGTACAGGCAGTTTTTAACTACCTGAAAATGGCGTTAAAATGGCGAAGTTTCTGTTTGCTAAACTTGTCAATAACGATTACCTTTACTGATGTAATAAACTAAAAGTCAAACTATTAATTCAGAATTATGAAAGAATTAGTAACCATTCAGCAAAAGCTGAAAGCCCCGAAAGGGCAATTTAATAAGTTCGGTAGTTACAAATACCGTAGTTGTGAGGATATTCTTGAGTCAGTGAAACCTATTCTGACTGAAACAAAGTGTTCGTTAACTCTCAGTGATGAGATGGTGCCAGTAGGCAATAGAATTTATGTAAAAGCAACTGCCACTTTAACCAACGAAAAAGGGGAAAAAGAAATAGTGACTGCTTTTGCGAGAGAAGAGGAAACAAAGAAGGGAATGGATGGCAGCCAAATTACCGGAGCCTCATCTTCTTATGCAAGAAAGTATGCTCTTAACGGTCTATTTTGCATTGATGATACAAAAGACAGTGATGCAACTAACACTCACGATAAAGAAGACGCGCAACAGCCTGCAAAAACACTGGCTAGTATGAAGAATCCAGTTTATACTAGTGCCCAACTGAAAAAGGCTATTGCTGACATGCTTGCTGTCAAAAGCAGAACTGAACTTGAAAAAGTATGGTATGGTAATCCGGCTATGCAAAATGATAAAGAGTTTGTAAATGCTTGTATGGAAATGGGCAAAATTTATCCTGCATCATGATAGAGTTGGTTAAATCGAGTGTGGTTTTCTCAGAAGAGAACCACACATATTTTCTTGGTGAAAAGCAACTGAAAGGTATTACCGGAATGATAAACCGGCAACTATTTCCCAATAAGTATAGGGATATTCCAGAATACATATTGAAAAAAGCTGCTGAAAAAGGCAGTCGTATTCATGGACAATGCCAGTTTGCTGATGTAACAGGATTACCACCCGAGAGTATTGAAGCTATTAATTATATCAGGGAAAGAGTAAATGCCGGATATAAGGCTTTTGCCAATGAGTACACTGTTTCAGACAATGAATATTTTGCATCGAATATTGATTGTGTTTGGGAAAAGGACGAGAAAATCAGCCTTGTCGATATCAAGACTACTGCAAGTCTTGACCGTGAGTATTTGAGTTGGCAGTTATCAATTTATGCCTATTTGTTTGAACTTCAAAATCCACTAATTAAAGTTGATAAATTGTTTGGCATTTGGTTACGTGGGGATAAGTCGGAATTAGTCGAGATTGAGCGTAAACCGGATGCAGAGGTTAAGAGATTACTGGAATGTGAGATTAAAGGTGAACACTTCTTACCTAATGCTCCTGTTCCAGCCGATGGGAAACAGCTTATTCCTATGCAATTAGTAGATACTATTATTGATATAGAGGAACAGGCAAGTTATATCGCTGAAGTGCAGAAAGGTTACAAGGAACAACTTAAAAGCGCCATGCGTGAGAACGGTGTTAAATCATGGGATGCTGGCCGGTTGCGTGTTAGCTATACTCCCTCTTCAATGGGTAAGAGTTTTGATACAAAGAAGTTTCAGGAAGATCACCCGGAACTTTATTCTCAATATTTAAAAACGTCAACTAAAGCGGATAGTATTCGTGTAACTATAAGGGAGGAAGGAAAATGAGTGTCAATAAAGTAATTCTTATAGGACGTGCCGGTAAAGATCCGGACGTGAGAACATTGGACGGTGGAGCAAAAGTAGCTTCTTTATCTTTTGCCACAACAGATAAAGCGTACACTTTGCAAAATGGAACCCAGGTACCGGAACGTACAGAATGGCATAATCTTATTTTTTGGAATAAGACTGCTGAAATAGTTGAGAAGTACGTCCATAAAGGAGATAAGTTGTATATAGAAGGTAAGTTACGTACTCGTAACTATGACGATAGCAAAGGGATTAAACGTTACATAACTGAAGTCTTTGTTGATAGTATCGAGATGCTTACACCGAAAGTTCAGCAACAGGCTGCTTCTGTGCCTCCACCATTGCCAGCGCAACAGTCTACACAGAGACAGCAACAACAAGTACAGCAGCCTGCATATCAGCAACAGCCATATCAACAGGTACCACCGCCTGATGATTTACCATTCTAAAATATGGCAGAAGCTATTCTAACAAAACAGAACGGGGTAGTCACAATGGATAAGTCGTTTGACTACCTCTGTTCCACGCTCAAAAATGGAACTTATACTGTAAGCATCAAGAGGAAGGTAGAGCCACGTACCCTGTCGCAAAATGCGCTTATGTGGTTGTGGTTTGCTTGTATTGAGAGGGAGACAGGCACGGATAAGTTGGATGTACATGATTACTATTGCCGTAAGTTTCTTCCACGGCAAATATGTATGAATGGAAATATTGTTTCGGTTGTTGGAAGCACTTCTAAATTGAATACGATCCAAATGAAAACTTTCATGGATAAGGTTCAGGCTGATGCTGCCACCGAATTAGGAATCAATTTGCCATTACCTGTTGACCAGTACTATAAAGATTTCATTAATGAATACCTGCATAGGTAAGTATTAACTAAAAGTTTAATTAAAATGGATTTGAATATTTCAAAAGCAAAATTGACCAAAAAGGGATGTCTTGAAGTGGTCTATGCAGACAAGGAGGGAAACGATATCGTTTTCAAGGGGATTAATCCTGTTCATCCGGATTTGAAGGATTCGCTAAACAAGCTCGTACCTTACATGGTAGATATTACAGAGCAGAAAGAATCCCAGTACATTAACTGGGAACGTCCGGAGTCATGTCTTGAAGATGAGTTTTTCAAAAAATTCAATGTCACTGGTGTCAGCATTGGTGGTGACTCTTCCTTTGAAGTCTGTGTGTTGACAGGTAAGCGGACCCTTATGACGAGCAAAGTCCTTAATCTTTGTTCTCCTGGTATTGGTTTCGATCCGGACAATGAATCGTATGTGCATTGTGAGGAGTTTCGTGATGCGGTTTACAATTTTTTGTATGAGGCTGAACAATATGTTACAGAGAATAAATGTTCAGAGATTCAAAGAGAATTCGAGTTTAAAGATGGTGATGACCCGTTTGAGAAGACAGATGAAGCTGCTGATGTAATGAATGAGGATGGTGATGATAATGAGATACGCTCAACTGTTGAACATCAAGAATTAGTATTAGAGCCTGCTTCATGAAACCAATCTATGTGACTAAGACGCCCAATCTGTACCGGATTCAGTTCGAGTATCATCCAAAGTTGGTCGAGGTCATAAAGATGATACCAAGTAAGCCACGCTACGACGGAACAGACCGGGCGTGGCTTGTTAGTATCAATGATGCGCGTTATCCTGTTGGACGTGATGCCAATTGGTATGTGAGAGCTTTTTCGCAGTGGGCTGTTCAGATGCGTTATTGTTCTACTGTCAAGGAACGTGAGGTTACTGAAGATATAAATTATGATATTCCTCCGATGAAGCCTTTTGTCGGTGAACACTATATGTTACTTCAACCTTACGAGTATCAACTTGAGGGAGTACAGTATGCAATAGAGCACAAACGCTGTTTTTTCGGTGACCAGCCCGGGTTAGGTAAAACGTTGCAAGCTATATGTGCAGTTGTTAAAGCACATAGAGAAGCGCCTATATACGGTGAATCTTTTCCAGTACTTGTAGTTTGCCCTGCTGCATTGAAAGTCAACTGGCAACGTGAATTCAAGAAATTCGCAGGGATTAACGCCATTATACTTGATGACAGAAACCGCCAGTCCTGGCAATCTTTTTATGAGTGTAAGAAGTCTGATGGCAGCCCACTTTGTGAGGTATTCATTACGAATTATGAATCACTGAATAAGTTTTTTGTGAGGTCTGTAAATAAGGAATCTAAGTTCACAATGAAAAGTATTGCTTTCGATCAGCGTGTCTCTTTGTTCAGGTCTGTTATCATTGACGAATCTCATAAATGTAAATCAAGTAAGACGCAGCAAGGAAAGTTTGTAGAAGGTATCTGCAAAGGAAAACGATATGTATTCGCATTGACCGGTACTCCTGTTGTCAACAATAATACAGACTTGATACAACAATTGAAAATATTAGGTCGATTAGAGGACTTTGGAGGTTATAGCCGGTATGTTGAAAGATATTGTGATGGTCCTAAACAGGCATCCAACGTTAAGGAACTGAATTGGCGGTTATGGAATACTTGTTTCTTCCGTCGTGAGAAGTCGAAAGTACTAACACAACTTCCGGACAAGACTCGTCAATACTTGACAGTTGATATCACTACCACCAAAGAATACAAAGCTGCCGAGGCTGATATGGTAAAATACTTGAAGAAATACAAGAACGCTTCGGATGAGCAGGTGCAGAAATCAATGAATGGTGCCGTCATGGTGCAGATGCAACTTTTAAAGCAGATATCTGCCAGAGGTAAAATCAAGGCAGTCTGTGAATTTGCCCATGATGTTATCGACGGTGGTGAGAAGCTGATACTTTTCGGTTACTTGAAAGAAGTTGTAACAGAATTGAAAAAGGAATTTCCTAAAGCTGTTACTGTGACAGGTTCCGATAATGTCAACCAAAAGCAATATGCCGTTGATTCTTTCCAAAATAATCCCGATTGCAAGCTGATTATTCTAAACTTCAAATCGGGTGGTACCGGGCTTACTTTGACGGCTGCCAGTCGAGTAGCATTTATTGAATTCCCATGGACATTCAGTGATTGTGAACAGGCAGAGGATAGAGCACATCGTAACGGCCAAAAGAACAACGTAAACTGCTATTACTTCTTAGGTAAGGATACTATCGACAAATATATGTATGATGTGATTCAGACTAAGAAGAACATAGCCAACGGTGTTACCGGTACGGACGATCAAGTAGAAGAGAATATGGTGAATCTTGCAATGGACTTGTTTAGAGATAAATTATGAAGCCATTTAGATTAGTTATAAATGAGCAGAAAACTCATATTCAGGAATACAAGAAAGAAATGTTGTTCGGTCCTGAATGGGAGACCATAATATCCTTTGTCGGTTGTAGGAACAGGTGTAAACAAATCGTTGACCTTCTAAATGAATGTGCTACGATTTCAAAAAACAAGCAGAAAAATGACTGAAGAA